GATCATCGTGCAGTTCGCCCACTGCCCGGCCGTGAGCGGCGTCAGTATCGGCGACGTAAGCGCGACGCCGTAGACGCCGGCCACCGACAGCGCGGCGATTATCTGGCTCGGCACGATGTCGCGCTGAATCTTCGCGGCGAGCTCGAGCGCAAGTTCCTGCACGGCCGCCGTCGCCGCGCTGATAGTCGCGGTCGGATCCGCATCCGAGTAGAGCGTCACGGTGGCGGTGATCTGGTAATCCACCTCGGTGACCGCGAGCACGCTCACCGTATCTGTTAGCGGACGGACCGTGTCGGCGCTCAGCACGGCGGCGACCTTTGCCAACAGCGCGGAGTTCGCTACGCCCACACTGTTCGGTGCGGGCGCGGGCTGCATCGTCACCGGCCCAGTCAGGATATACGCGTTCACCGACCCCGGCGCGGGACTGATAATTTGCGCATCGACGATCGAAGGATCGGCGCCAATCGCGAAAAAGCGATACGCCCCGACCGGCCCCGCGACGCTGAACTGATTGGGCGCCGCCTGGATGCGCGTCCGCAAATGATCGTCGGTCTCCGGCGCCGAGCCGCCAGTGGTGGTGCTCGTATTCGTGACGCCCGCGATCAACGCATTCGGGTTGAGCTGCACGCTGACCTGCCCCGCCAGGTATCCGTTCGCAGCCGCTCCTGGAGCTGTCGCCGATGCCGCGACACTGCCGACAGTTGCGCCCGCAGCAATCGTGATCGTAGTGCTGGTCGCGAACGCAAACTGCCCGTCGTTAGTGCCGGCCAGCGTTCCCGCCGCGATCGTAAACGGCACCGTCAGCGCGCCGGCGAGCGTGAATTGCAAAGTCGTCACCGCCGGCTGCGAAGCGAGCCGCGTGACGCTCAGCAGTTGACCGAGGTAGTCGAGCATCGGGAACGTCGCGAAGGCGAGCAGATTTTGCTCGGCCGCATACTGGATCGCATTGCGCACCAGCGATTCGCGGTACGCATACAGATTGATCAACAAACGCTCGACCTGCGCCGGGTAAAGCGTTCGGCCAGCAGCCGCCTCGAACTCGGCAACCATGTCGGCGAGAATTAAATTTGGGTCGAGCCCGTCTGCGTCGTTGACGAACACCGGCGGCGGCAGCAATGGAATTCCTGCACCCATCAAATCATCCCTTCATCGCGTCGGCGCGGCCGCGTCAGGCCGTCGCTCCCGTGATCGTCACGGTCGTGCTCTGAACAGGAGCGGCCGCGACCCCCAGCTTGAGCTGCCAGTTGAGCGTCACCTCGAGATGCGCGCCCGACTGCGCGCTCGCGTCGATCACGGGTTGTGCCGTGACCGAGACCAGGGTTACGCGCGGCTCCCAAACCGTTATCGCCGAAGTCAGCTCGCTGACGATCGCAGGCAGCGCGCGGTTGATCGGAAAATCAATGAAACGCCAGATATCGGCGCCGAAAGTGGGCCGCAGAGGATCGCTGCCGCGCGGCGTCGTGACGATTATGCCAAGGCATTGCTCGACGTCGGCGATTCCCTGCACCACGTCGCCGATAGCTCCCAGAGCCAACGACCAGTCCGCCGACGTTATGTCGGCAAGTGTGATTGCGCCCGCCGGCATCGTCAGCCCGCCAACACGTCGGTGCTCGCCGTTATGATCGTCCCCGTCTGCTCGCCGACTTGAACCTGGTCGCCGAGCCGCGCGACCCCGGCCAGCGCACCGCTGCCGAGAATCACCTGTCCCGCGCTTTTGATTATGACGTTGCCGAGCGCGTCGATCTGAATCTGCGCGCCGTTCGCGGTGACGTTGAACCCCGCACCCTGCGGGATGCTCACGTTCAGCAGATGCGCGATACCATCATAGATGATCTCGCCCTGATCCTGAAACTTTAGATTGAGCAGGTGAGTCTCAGCATTGTAGGTGAGCTCGGTGGTGTCCTGGAAAAGAACATCGAGAATATGCAGCGCCCGATCGTAGTCGAAGTGCGCGCCGTCTTTGAACCCCACATAAAACTTGTCGGCGCTGTTCACCGGCGTCGCGTCCGCCGCTGAGTAAATCGCGCCGAGCACCGCGCCGGCCTCGTCGCGCAGATCCATCAGGCACACGACCTGCTCGCCGATATCCGGAATCCAGTAGGCCTTGTCGTCCTGGGTCTTCCAGAAGATCACCGGCAGCCACCAGCTGATCACTTCGTCGTAGTCGGGAAACACCACGCGCACTTTGGCATGCGCCGTGTCCTGCGCCTGAACGATGCCGACGCGAAAGGTGGGATTGAGCGAGGCAAATCGCTCGCGGTAGCCGATTATTTCATTCATGCGTTGATCCGCCGCGCTGCAATTGAAGTTGAGTAGCCAGCCACTCGCGCCAAACGATGCTGCGCTGTTTCGATCAGGTAGGTGCCGTCCAGCGCGCCCCATCCGCTGAGCTGTACATTGTTTCCCGCGACCAGCACGGTGCATCCCGGTCCCTCGAGGTACGCGTCCACCAACACCATGTTATGCAGATGAAGCAGCGCCTCGGCCTTCACGATCGCCTGCTGCGCATTTTCGCAGCGCGCGACTATTTTGAGCGTGTCACCGGTCGGCGCAGGCGAAGCGGCGGACACCGACTGACTAATCAATTCCTTGGTGTCCGGATCGAAGTAAGAGAACTGCGCACCATCGTAGATTCGACGCGATCGATTCCGAAACGAGAACCGCACCGTGTCTGAGCGCAGCATCGTCAGCACTGCAGCTACCGATTCGAGCGCCGGCCGATCGTAAAATATCAACTGACCCGCGCGCACGGTGAAATCGAAATTATGTTCTCGCGCAAGACGTTTGAGAAATTCCAGGTCAGTCTGCCGTCGTTGAGTTACGCGCGCGAACACCACGTCGCTCGAAGACTCGGATGTCGCCGCCACTAGCGCCAGTCCGTACTTCGCCGCGATCTGCGCCGCTATCTCCACGACGCCCATGTCCTCGTAGGCCACCGTATTCGCCGTGCGCATCGCCGGCGTGATGTACGCGGCCAGGCAGCGGATTCGCATGACGTCGGGTGGGCCATCCAGCTCCAGTTCGTCGATCTGAAATTCGCCGCAGTCGAGCAGCGCCTCACCGCCGTAGCCAATCTGCAGACTGACAACGTCGCCGAGCGCGGGATACCAGGGCCCCTGCCACAGCCTTTCGGAATCTTCGAAATCCACTTCGAGCTCGCCTGAAGCACCCTCGAGACGGTCGACATATCGAATAGCAAGAACCATTTGCGATACGTCGGCAGTAATGTCCACGCCCACGAAACGAAGTATCCAGTTCGGCGAGCGAACTGAGTATGCAGCGCTCGCCGCCACTACTCACTCACCGACGATGCGGTCTTCCAAGGCGGCAAATTCTTCGTGACCACCGCGCTCTGCTGGAGAATTGGCACCGCGATCGATATTCCGGCGGCGAACACCGGCTCAATTGGCACATTCGGATTAGCCACTATGATCGGTGAATAGTCAGTCGGGTCGCCGTAGTATCGCCAGGCCAACAGGTCCCAGCGTTCGCCGGCCTTCGTAGTGTGAAGTATGAATTGTCCCGACGGCGTCATCGCGCGACGCTCCTCACGATCACAGCGGCCGGCACATCGTCCGCTTCAAGATTGGGACCGCTCGTTCCTGTCGGCGACGGAATATTGAGCAACGCCGACACTCCTGGCATGGTTCCGTTGGATCCGCTCGCTGGGGTTCCTGTCGATGCGGTAGTGATTCCCAGCGTCGTAAATGCTCCGAGTGACAACGTGCTGAAGAGCGACTGCGCGTCCGCGATCCATTCTTTGAGCGCAAGCGCAACTCTGATCGCGATCGGTGCGCCGCCCGCCGACAACTGTTGCGATTTCACTTTTATCGATTCGATCACGAAGAATCCCCTGAATCCTCCGTCGCCAAACACCAGCGGCAGTGCGAGATGCGTCGCTGCCGTCGCACGCAACAGCGCGAGCTGTGCTGCAGGATTAGTGAATGACGCGTGCCACATCAGTTCGAAATTCAACCGCTCGAGCTCGTCGCCAACCCATTGCAGCCGCGGCTTGCTTTCGATCACACGCTGCTCAGGAAAGTCGTAGCCGTCCGCCGACTCGTAGCTCTCGGGAGAGCCGACCACCTCGAATTGAATATCGCCCAACACTGCGAACAAGTTATCGCTCCTCAGAACTGCGCGCGCTCGCGCCGCGCGGATTCTCGTCTCAATTGATCGAATAATTCTTCGCGATGCGCCCGCAATGCCCCGATCACGTCACGCTGCGCATCACCGCCGTCCGCGGGCGCCCCGTTGATCACAACTGTCGGCGACGAATTAATAGTGATCCCCACGCCGCCGCCTCGATTGTCTCGGCCACGATTGCCACTTGACGGTCCCGCGAACATGCGTGGTGAAAGACTCGGCAGTGGAACCACCCTCTGAATCGAAGAAACCGCGCGAGCGCCGACGATTGGCCGGGTTCCATTCGGCAACGCTCGCCCGGTTTCCAAGCCGACTGTCATTCGACGCGACAGCCGCGAATTCTCGAGCGGCGCCGTTATCGAACCTCGTGGCGCCGTGACAATTGCGCGCGCGACGTTTCCCGATTCAACCCAACGTTCAGTCCGCGCCAGCGCCTCCATCGCGCGTGGCAATTTGCTCGTCGCCTTGTTGCTGATGCCGTCGGTTGCCCGCGCACCCGCCCGCATCGCCTTCGCCGTCGCCGCGAACCACCGGATCAATTGCGCAATACTCGCATGCTCTCGCGCGCCATCAAGCAGACCCTCAGAACCAAGGCCGAGAACCCGCGCCTGGCTCCGCGCTCCCGCGAAAAGACCGTGATCGTGTCTCCCCAACAAAGCGGACCCGGGAAGCACCAATCGACGACCAACCCCCGCTGCTCTCTCAATCGAAGCCGCCGTCCGAGCTCCCTTTCGTAAAAAGCCCGTCACTCTCTCGATATCGCCGAACGCTTTCCTGCCTTGTTCAGTCATACAATGATATGG